GCTGGCAAGTTGTTGACGCACCCGAGCCGGGCCGTCGAGGTGAGCTATTTCGGCATTGATGAGGAAACCGGGCTGGAAGTTCGTGTGCGTCCTGACCTTGAGATAGACATGGGAGGCCTGCGCATCGGTGCAGACCTGAAAACCATCAGCATGTGGAACATTAAGCAGGAAGGCCTGCGCGCGAAGCTGCACCGGGAAATCATCGAGCGCGATTACCACCTGAGCGCGGCTATGTACTGCGAAACCGCAGCCCTTGACCAGTTCTTCTGGATATTCGTCAACAAAGACGAGAACTACCACTGGATCGCCATCTTCTGGCACCCATGTCCGTTTGGTGCTGTCGGCGACCGCATCTGGGTGCGGGAGGCTTTTCGGGTGCATAGCCGGGCTACAGACGTCGCTACCCTGGTATACAAAGCCAGCGAGCGAAATTCATGGACGGAGCAAACCCGCCGTGTACCCGTAGCTGTCTGCAATAAACCGGCAACGCCTGAGAAATGGACTCCTTCGCTGCACATGCCGCGCTGGGCCAGCCGCATTCTGCTGGAAATCACCGACGTGCGCGTTGAGCGCCTACGCAGCATGAGCCAGGACGATGCACGCGCCGAGGGTGTTATTGCCGCATCTGGCCCTATGGAAGCCGGTTTAGCATTCCGCGAGCTGTGGGACTCAATCTACGGCGAGGAGAGCTGGAAAGCCAACCCCTGGGTTTGGGTTATCGAGTTCAAGCGCGTTGAAGGTGGTGCAGCATGAGTCTTAAACATCGATTACCTGAGCTGGAAGCCAGCATCGACCCGGCAGCATTGCGTGCAGCCGCCGACGAATATTCGGATCTGCTTCTGACTTTGTGCTTATGCATGAAGATGGCCGGCCCCACCCGGGCGAACGTGCGCGCCTGCGCCTGCGAGCTTAAAAAACGCCTGACAACCTGGCACAGCCATAAAGAGCTCAATGCAATTCTGTCCAGTTGGGATCCCGTTGGCTATGTTCTCGGCCTCCGCCGTGAAGCGAACGACAACGCGCGCGCAGCTGGCGATCCGGTTGATGTCTTTGTGTGAGGTGTATATGCGACTGATTAACCGAAGCAAACAATCACCACTGGGACGCCAGGCGTGCGATGCGGCACTGGCAAAACACGTTGAGCTTTATGGCGATTATGGCCGGCAGAAAATGAAGCGGACCTATACCGTCGTGGTACAGGGCACAAAAATCACAGTTGAGGTGGTTAACCGACGCTGCAGTTACGTGGCTACAGCTATGAATTGCGCACGTAGACTGCGCGCACTGGCTGGGCAAGTTTCCTGATAATGATACGGCCCCGAAAGGGGCCAATGGAGATAATGATGAGCAATGAACTCGAATTGATGAAAACACGCGATATCTGCGAACAACTCTGCATTACACCGAGAACACTGGATCGCTATCGCAAGCGTAAAAAGAGCGAAAACCCCTTCCCTGATCCAGACTGTTCATATATGGGCGGCCCAAACAAATGGCTGAAAAGCAAAGTAGTCGCCTGGCAGCAAAAAGAGATGGTTAGGAAAACCAGACGGCCAATGTCACATCTGAATCTGCCCCGCGATAACAAAGGTCGCCTTATCCGGCCTGACGCGGCGTGAACTCCAGTACATCGGGCTCGATGATGCTCATCAGTCGGGCCCACCACTTGCCATATGCCTCTCTCATTTCTTCTATATACGTATGCTTGTCATATACAGACCATACGCCGGGCAGTTTATGCCCCAGCATTATCTCAGCAATATGCGGCTCGGTAAGCTCAGAAAAGTTTGTGCGCGCAGTTCTGCGCAGATCGTGAATCGTGAAGTGGGGCACTTGCTCGTTATAAGCTTTCAGCATGAACTTAACCAGGTTGCTGCTGATGCTCATATGGAAGCCTTCACTCATCGGCTTATCTTCGTACTTAGAGAAAACGAAGCGACCAGGTGCAAGATCAATGGCCCGTTTTATCAACGGTAGCATTTCTGGAATTATCGGTCGAAGTATCGGTTTTTTACTCTTCCGCCCGGTTTTGTGGTTTTCCCATGGAACGGTCCAAATACCCTCTTCAAAATCGAAATGGGATACTTCGGCCTGCCTCAGTTCGCCGACCCTGCATGCCCATAGCAGGGAGAGTTTATAAAGTATCTTGTTTCGTTCCATCAGGCGCGAGTCCTCAATAGCTCGCCATACTATCGCCAGTTCTTTTCTATCAAGGGTGCGCTCCCCCATCTGCTTCTGGATCCCGAAATCGCGGCCAGACATTTCAGACAGAGGGTTGGTCTCAAGTAGTTGACGTTTAACCGCCCATGAATAGCACTGCCGGCCGTTGCTGATTACCCGGCGGGTGATCTCACTATAACCCTGCGCCAGTCTGTCCAGAACCGTAAGCCAGTTATGTAGCGTCAGCTGGTGTGCCGGGTATTTACCTAGTTTAGGGAAAACGTGAAGTTCGAACGTCCGCAGGATCTGCCCTGCTGTTTCTTTCTGGATACAAACCATGGCGTGCCATTCGCGGAAAAGTTCCTCGAATGTGTACTGGCTGTTTATTTTTGCTTTATCGAGGCTTTGCCTGATTCGAGGATTTTCCCCGCGGGCAAGAATCGCAGCCCATTTGGCTACTTCATCGCGCGCGGCCTTTAAACCGAACTCAGGATAACTGCCGATCGTCATCTTGTCCTGCTTCCCCAGAAAGCGGAAACGGTAAAAAAAGGTGACGGCGCCCTTTTTAGAAATGCGCACCCAAAGTCCGTCCCGGTCAGCCTTCTCTTCTACCTTGTCTCGTTCGCGCCCGAGGCACGACTTTAGATAACTATCTGAAATAGCCATGATTTATCCCTGCACGTGTCCATCAGAAATGATGCTTCTGTGTCCATCATAGGATATGGACGCACTGATGGACACAAAAACTATGACTTATGATGTCTTAGGTTGACTGTACATGCAAACAGTATTGTTTTTGAGAAAGCTGGTCTGGCGGGGATCTTGAGGGAAAATTGTCTGAGGTTGGCGGAGGGTGACTTAGTGTCTATTATCGATGTGAGCGATGATTGAAAAGTTTCTTATATTCTTCATATATAAGGATTTTTTTACCTTATTTCGTATCGTTTTCTATTTAATGGACACATCGGTGGACACAATCGCAAACCTACCTGTCCGTATGTTGGCCTGCATATTACACTGTAGTGGCTCAATCGTCAGCATGGGATACATTACAGGATTGTTCTTCGGCACAGATCCGTTTCGCACCAAAAGTGGTTGTGTTCGCTATACCGGGCAATCATCATCCCTCCCTGTACGATTGATAACGAATGTCACTACCCCGACAACTGTAACATCATCCAGGGCCTCACCCTCCAGCGCTTCACCGTCTCGTGTAATAAATGCCCGGCCCATAATTTTTGCAAAATCAGTGCCGCCGCCGTATTGAATTAAAACGGTATCTCCTTGCTTTGGTTTAACGGAGACATCGACTACGGTGTAACCAGTTTCTGTCTGAACGAGCCTAGTATTTGGGCCGGTACCGCAGAGTGAATCAACGGTCAGACGCCGTTCAACATAATCAGCTGCTGGCGATGGGAAACCCACTATAGAACCCTCCCCATGTTCGCCAGCATCCACAGACGGTTTTCGCTGTGCTCAACTGTTTTGTCGACGAAATATGTCTGCTCGCGTGCGATCCAGGAGTTGGCCTCCACCTCAGTAAAGTGAATGCCGCGCCGGCGAAGCGCTGACACAAAATCCTTTGTATGCAGGTACTGGTATCCTTTGGAGTTTCGCAAAACTGACTCGCGGAACGCCGCGGCGATTTCTGACTGTCGATGCATGTCTGCCCTCCGATAACTACTGTTTTTGTATACAGTAGTTTTATTGAGGGAGAAGATCAATAAAGGAAGCGGCTATCAATTTTCATGACAGCCGCGTGTTGCTCTTAGCTAAAGCGGGAGACGTTATCTGAGTAATCAACTGCAACGATATGAGCAGGGTCGAGGTCGCTATCAGTCAGATCGTCGATAGCGACGCGATATGTGGTGTTACGTACCGATTTTTCCGACGCCCCTTTATTATTCAGTTGCCGCACAGGGATTGAAGCCGGGCGACTACCAAATGCGACAGGTGTTAAATCTGCAACGTAAGCGCCGTTTGCGAACACCCGAAACGATACAAACTTATCGTCGATTTTGGTGGCCAGCCACGCCAGCTGAACAACCTGGCCAGTTCTGACGATGCTGGCAATAGCCTCAGTTGAATCAGTACCCACACCAAACCCGCCAACTACCATATTGTTGAGCGTCCCATCCGCCTTGTTGTTTGCCCCCAGGTATGTCAGAGACTGGTTTGATGCATATGTCCCGCCAATAACCAGCAATTGGTTATTGTATAAAACGGTTGTATCTCCGATGTCCGACGTCGGGAGTTTAAACCACATGCGAACTAATTGTTTTGTGCAGGTGGCAGGGATAATGAACGACTCCGGCAACGTGATTTTGCTCCCGTTATGCTCGTCAACACGAATGCCGCCGCCATCATAGAGCATAGCCATATTCGGATATGCATAATCGTCCACATAACACAGGTTTTTAATCTGGTCGTTTGCCTGGTAGCCAGCGGTTTTCCCGCCCCCGGCCCAGGTGTCTCCAAAATCGAGTAAACCGATAGTCGAATCGAAAATACCCGGATCGCGATACAGAATATCGCCCGACAGGAGTTCCAGATTTTTGCGTATTTCGTACGGGCCTTTAGCCATTATAACCAACCTTTTTTCAACAGAAATTGATAAACGAATTGCGCGTTAACATCCGCGCCGATATACAGGGCGTTAGCTTGTAGCGTCTGGCTCGGGTGTAACGAATCCTGACGTAATGATGTTGGTGTAATGCCGTTGGCAATAGCCGCCACATCCTGAGCGTATGCCGGGTTATAGTGAGCATTAAAGTTCGCCAGTAAATCAACACCGTCTATTTCACAATAATTATCCGGGGCGAGTTTTTTTAACTCACGATTCAGCCACAGAATATTTCCGTTTCCATACGTTGATTTTGTTTCAGATGACATCTGAAATTCAGGGAGAATAACAAAACGCTTATGGTGTGCGGTTAAATGCGCAATAATTGCCCTGGCATCGCTGAGAATCTGACCTTGCTTAGTCGCATTGTTTCGTCCCAACCACAACAAATTTATCGCATCACCGTGCGCGTCGTACCGCACGCCAGACGCCACGGTATTTGTGGAGTCAATCGTATATGGGTAGTAAATAAACGGCGTCGCAGCTGGAACAGCTACAGCCGACCCACTGGCGTCACGGGTAAACGTCAGCGTTGTTCCGTCCCAGGCCAGCGTCCCGTCTACACCTGCCAGGTTACCACGTACGGTTTCCGATACTGCGGCGTTGTCTACGACCTGTAAAACGCCAGGGTCTGCTGGAGTCAGCGCCACAGAACCGGACGCCGGGATGCTGCCACCTACCGGAGCATACGAAACAGTGTATGCCCCCTCACGTAACGCAACGGTACGCGACAGCCCGCCAGACCGGCCAAAATTGTAGGTCGGCAGACCGGTTAAATCAGACAGCGTGCGCAGGAATCGCGGGTTAGCCATGAATGAATGACCGAAACCAACAATCGCCCGTCGCCCGAAATATGCAGCTGGTTTATAGGGGCTGTATGCGCTAAACCATTTATTGCCGATGACAGTATCGTCACGATTCGAATCGAACGTGAATATTTCAGGTGC